CATTGCTTTTTGAGCACCAGTTACATCTCTTCCTAGTGATTTAACAATAGAAGAGTTCATTCTAACTTGCTCTTGAGCAAGCTTTCTTATTTGTCCTTGTGCGCCCCTGCTATATTCAGACCAAGCGCTGTAGTAATCTTTTAGCTTTAATCTTTGACCAGCTAATTCTTTACCAAATTTTTGTGTTGATGATGTAACGTCAACTATTGATGAATTATAATAACCTGCTGCAGTTACTGCTTTTCTAAATTCACCTACTGCACCATCAAAATCTTTTTTATTTAAACCTATATTTTCGGTAAGCGCCTGATTTCTAAACTTAGAAAGCACCGCCATTGCTCTATTGGCTTCAGATATTAACTGTCCAAAATCAGCATTGGCGGTGAACTTTACATTTAAAATATCAGCCATTTGTTATTCTTCCTTATAACCTAGGCCTTGACCTACTCCGAAACCTTCCTGTTCTGCGAGTGAGCCTCTTAAAGATGCTACGTCATTTGTTTCTGTATCGTAGCCCATTGCACGTCGCTTAATATCATCAAACGACTTTGTTGTTTCAGGATCGTCAATCTTAACACCCTGCAAAGCAGCAGAGAACTTGCGTTCTTCATTTTTATTTTTTCTTGATGCTTCAAGAATTGCTAGCAGTTCAGGCATTGATATTGACTCCTCCAGGTCTTGAAAATTCTTCCAGAGACCTAATAAAAAGGCCTCTGATTCTACGGCAACTAAATCTAGTTCTGACCAGCTAGTAGAGCTGCCGCCAAGAGGTTTGGGTCGTCCATCTTGATACCTCCACACACTTCAACAATTTTCATAATTGTTGGCATGTCTAGAGCATTCTCTAGTTCACCCTTGTTAGCAGCTAATTCTGGAGCTGATGTTTTTAATGCAACTGCTGATGCAGCTAGTAGTGTATCTACTGCTTGGGTTTCACTTAGTGAACCGTCAAGCTTTGCCATGTGAGTCATAAACTCTCTTAATTGTGAAATTGGTAATGGTCTTAGTGTAACCACCGTTCCATTTTGTAGTTCGATTTCGTACGTTTCGTATACCTTGGTAGCCAAAGTACTCCTCCTATTTCTGTTAGTCTCTGTACAATTTTACCAGACACTAGCTATTAAGACAAGAAATGGCCCCTACGAATAGGGGCCATTTAATTGAGACTAAATAAATTTAGTTATTAAGAAGCTGCAATTTGACGATCAACGATCATTCCGTACTCAGCGCCTGAAAATGCTGGGTCTGGTAACAATCTAAATGATACTGGGAATACTGTTGCTTCATTACGACGGTATGAGTGTGAAGAAGCTTCTACGTTCAATACACGACGTGCATGGTATAGACGCTCTCTCTTAACACCTGCTGTTGAACGTGGTGCGTTACCAATGAACACAAGTGCTCTTTCTACTGGTTCTGCTCCAAGTGCTCCTGCCTCAAGTCCTAGGGACTCTCCGCCAGTTCCTTTTGCGTAAGCTGTATCTGCTCCTGCACCTGTTGTAGCATCTTTTGTTGATCCTGCTTGTGCGAATGAGAATAGAAGATTCTCAAGAGTTGCCTCTGCCAAAGTTGTGTTTACTGAAACTGTCATTGCTTGCTTGAAAAGCTTAGCTGTATCAAGTAGCTGATCTACCTGAATGTCACCGTAATCTGGTGAATACTGTACTTCAATTCCTTCTGATGTAAAACCAACGTTTCTCCAACCATCTGAACCTGTTGCTGCATCCATTGCTGTCGCTGCTGTTGTGTTAGCTGAAAATGTTGGTAGTGCATATGTTGGCCAAGCTGCTACCTGTGTTGAATCTTTCTTTGAAACCCAAACGTTAGCGGCACCAACGATAATATTATTTACATTTGCCATTTTTGTTTCCACCTCCATCTTTTTTGTGGATATAGTTATTGCTTAAAATCTTACCAATTAAAACGAACAGCTGGCTAGGCTGACAAATCCTCGATAGTTAAATAATACAGCCTAACATATTAAAAAGCAAAGGCTAGGAGAATCTACCTGTAGTTGATGAGATCTGTCTTCCATACTTATATCTGATTACTACCTGACCTGCTTGCCAGCCAACCTTTTCACGTTCTGGCTCTGGAGAAAGGAGATCTATGAGTGAGACCGAAAAGAAGATAAATGGTGAATTTGAGCCTATATGGTTGTTTATGTCTCTAGCTGTATCGTCCATTCTTCTGAATAGATCTAGCATAAGGTTCTGAATCTCTGCAATCTCTGCATATGACTTAGAGTATATTGTAAACATCATTGAGTCTCTACATATCATCCAGTTGTCTTCATACCCGTCCGCTACATAATCATAAATAATGTGATTTTTGTCTGCTAGGGCTCCGTCCAACAAAGCATCCTGCTGAGAAGGTATAATAGGTATCATTGTAAATTCGGTTCCGCTCAATAGATCAATCTGATAGTCTGATGGCTCAAACATCTTTTGACCAGGTTTTACATTTGAATTTGTTGTGCTTAACTTACTCCACAAGAAGTCTCTTACTGCTCCTGCTGCATTCAATGAATAGTCTGCCATTATATTTTGTTAGCCTCCCTCAATGCGCTTGCCTTAGCAAGTGATCTTACAGCCTCTGGAGATATTCTTCCAATAGACAATTTACTTGAAATCATAGCTGGAACCTTAGTAGAAGTTTTTGTAGCTCTAGTAACTGCGCTCTTAACTCCAGAATCTTCAAGGCTAGTCTTAACCATATTGCCTTTAAAGAATCTTTCATAGGTTCTTCCGAATCCGTTATACACATTGTTTCCGCCTGGATTTTTAACTCTAACGCTTTGTCCTTTTGGAAGAACAACTAGCTTTCCGTCTCTTCCCTCAAAGGCCAATCTTATAGATGCAGCCTTGGGTCTAATAGTTACTGGAATTCTATATTCCATAATTCTTGCTTTTTCCTTGAATACGTATTTCTTTAATGATCTGGTGTTTGGGACATTTGATCTAGATTGCTTAAAAGAATATGATAGAGACATGTTGTATCCTGTAGAAGGGGTCATATCAAGGCTCCAGAGCCTCGCTGACGGGTCTCCAGCCCTTCTCCACTCATATACATGGTGTAACCTAGATGTGTAGCTCCTAGCCTGTGCATCTGTATAAAATGAAAAGTCTTTGTTTATCTGATTAAAGATTCTTGTCTTTACTGCTTTCTGTGTCAATGAAGAATTAACTAAGTAGTCTAATGCTGCTGCTTTATAATATAGTGCTGAAGCTATCTTGGCTATTGATCCATTGTCTTTGATCATGCCTCTACTTCCGCCCATAGACATAACCTGCTCTGCGGATTTAATTTGTGAGATTATATTAGACTTCAAGCTTCTGTACCTCTGAGCGCTTAGCGCTTACGTTGAATGATAATATCTGTCCAAATGGATCAAGTACTGGGGTTACTCCCATTACATCAAATATAGTTGGGGTATCGTAGTTATTACTAATTAATTCAAACCAGATTACTTCGTCTCTATCATTTCTAATGTTAGTAAGTCTCTGTGTCTTTGTTGTCTTATACTTTGTCTCAATAATAATTCTTTCAGTATTTTCGTATCTTTCACCAGTCTTTTCTGAGCTTCCGCCAGTTCTTCCAGTTTCAGAAATATATCCTCTGGCTAAGCATGGCTCAGTACTCTTATAGCCCCACTTCTTTACTAGGGCTCCAGTATTTTCGTCTTGTGAAACAATGACCTCATAAACATCCATCTTCATGTTTAGGGTAGATTCTATAAGGCCTCTTGACATTAAATGACCACCATACGGTTAGCGACAAATGGCTCAAGCATTCTGTCTACTGCAGAGTTGCCCGTTCCAGTAAATGCCGCTGGAGAAATATCAACGCTCCAGTCACCAGTCTGCATAGACTTAACGTACTTCTCCTTCCATGTGGTGTCTTGGTGGAAAAAGTCATTTGCTAATCTAATTGTGCAGTCATAAATTTCAATTGGAACATTCTTGTATCCAAACATTCCTTGGACTGTATACTTTGACCCATTGTTAAAGTAACCAGCATTTGGTCTATCTGCCTGATATGGGTAAGACTCAAATACTTCAAGTCCTGGGCCTTTATCTATTGCAATTGCATAGTTGGTATCTGTAACCTTTAATGATACTTGATTATTTGTGGATGCTGAATCATAGACCAGTACATCATTCTCGTATACTTTAGATATAGACTCTATTCTTTCTGGCAACAATAATACGTCTACTCCGTCGCCAAGAACTGATATAGACTTTTGTCCATAGTCGAACTTTTGCCCAGTGAATGCATTAATCTTAAATCTTGCATATCTTTCAGCAGACATGATCTCATCATAAGTCTTATAGTTTGTGTCTACTGTATCTACGCCATATCCAGAGTAATCAACAATGTCTGCAACTGTAGCATATGGTCTTGTAACAAGATAGTGCTTGCGGTCAGAGAATACTGTTCCAGAAATTGTATAGTCAATCTTTAAGTAAAAATACTTATATGAAGTTGTTGCTGTAATTGGGACGTATACAAAATAGCTTCCTGCATCGACATCAGTATTATTTGCAGTTAGTGTTGTTCCAGTAGTGGCATCTTCATAGTAGATTGTTACGGTTGGGCCTGAATCTGGGTCTTTAGCTATACCGTTATAATAGGTCTTAAAGTTGATTGGACCATTGGTGCCACTGTGAATCTCTGCCATTTATTATCTCCTTATGAGTAGTATTCGTTAACTTCTCTAGGTGTAGCTAAACGAAAACCTTCTTGCGTGTCAAAAAGCTCCATGGCAGCTTCCATTGGCATTGCTACAAATGGGTGCTCCTGGCTAAAACTATATCCAAAAACTTCATAACTTTTGTTCAATCTTTCCATCTTTACAAGAGCAGAACTTGGGTCCTGATTAAACTCCTCAGCATTAGCAAATACTGGTGCTGGTGGAATCTCTTCTCTTTCTACCGCCTTTAAATTATTAATAAGCTCTGAGGTTACTCCCTCTTCCGCTAGAGCTGCGAGAACTTCAGCCTTAGTCTTTGCAGATTCTAGATCTACCGCAAATTCTTCTGCTACCTTCTTTAGTTCGGCCAATTTCATTGACTCTAATGACATCTATTTCTCCATTTCTTTGTTTTAATTATAGCATTTTACAGACTATAAAGGAAAAGGGCCCCCTTAAAGAAAGGGGCCCTTCTCACACTTTGTTGTCCTAATTTATAATTACGGACGTGATGCTGGAAGATTTGTGTAGCTTCCGCCTGTTACAGCTGCGAAGTCACGTGTATCGTATCCTGCTGCAACCTTAACGTTCTTGACGACAACGAATGCGTCAGGATTTTCGATTGCTGTACCAACACGAAGGAACAGTGTATATTCTGTTGTATCCTTCTTTGGCTTGAACTCACGGTGAACTGTAATGTCACGCTTCACACCAACGATTACGTTATCTGGGAATGTGAGGTGTACGTCTCCGTGTGCACCTGATGGACTTGAGTATGTTCCAGTTTGGTTCTCGTCTAGAAGTGGAACTTCTAGTACTGGGATACCGTATGCGTAAGGGATTACGCCTCCTG